CAGGTTACAGGGTTCGAAAGAACCCCATACCTGGCCTGCAGTGCATCATCCACTAGAGTGAAACATGGAAACATGTTCCATTCACAAAGAAGGAGCTCTTAGATGTCAACTGAAAGTACCCACGAACGCACTCTCTATGAGAATAGAGCAGTCGGCCAAGTTGTTCCTTTGGAAGACTGGGTATTTAAATACCATGGCGTTATCCCCAGTAATTCTGGGGAATCAGTGAGTACTCCGGTTGGGACACAAATTAAAGTGTCGGAGGGTCATAGACAATCCCGTAAAACGGGAAAGTACTATGCTGGAGGCCCGTTTTACACGAGCCTTAAGCGTTCGTATTCAAAACGAGCGTTTATTAGGAATGCCTATGACCAATCTACGGCCAGGGTTTATACTGGTCCGATTGGTTCAGGTCCTCCTACCCAGACAGAGCTATCTGAAATTGGTGCTCCGACCAAATCATATGGCGATAAAAATGAATCGTCTATGAAGGCCGATGGCACCACTGCCATTTCGCTCTGTAATCCTATCAACCCGGCGAGCAATCTTGGGACATCATTGGCTGAATCAGTTAAAGAGGGTATTCCCTCTCTTCCTGGTATACAGCAGTGGCGTCGCAAGACCGAAGTCCTAAAGGGCCTCGGTGATGAGTATCTCAACTATATATTTGGTTGGGCACCTCTTGCGAAAGAAGTTTCTGACGTAAGGTATGCCGCCCAACATCACCGTGATCTGCTTAAGCAGTATCACCGTGGTGAAGGGTCAAATACTCATCGCTCGTTCTATTTCCCATCTAAATCCACCACGTCATCCCTTCCGCAGAAAACCAAAAATGTTACAACTTGGTCTATGCCTTGGGGTGTTAATGGTGGCACGCGTCAGGTCTTCAAGGTTGAGAAGACAAAAAGATGGTTCGAGGGAGTCTTTACCTATGGTCTACCTTCGTCACATGACTCATGGCGAAAGGCCCTAGGGTTCGGCAGTGATGCCGATCGACTCTTCGGACTTACTCTTACTCCCGATGTTCTTTGGGAGCTGACTCCGTGGAGCTGGGCCGTCGACTGGTTCTCGAATACGGGCATGTTGATAAACAACGTGACCAATTTCGGACTAGCCGGTCTCGTAATGCGCTACGGATACATGATGGAAGAATCCATCGTTGATGTATACGCAGAGGGGTCAACACCCCCGCTTGCTGAAGTTGTACTCTCCAAAGATTCTAATGGAGATTACACCAAAAGCAAAGTTATTGCGGGTGGTGTTAAACCTGGTACATACCGCCAGGGCATTCAATATGTCACTAAGCGGCGTGTACCCGCATCGCCTTTTGGATTTAGCATAGGATGGGAGGGCTTGTCACCCACTCAACTTGCTATTACTGCGGCGCTTGGTATTACCAGGCTGCTGTAGCAGATCACTGTAAACACCAGGCGGTTCTCCGCCTAATCAAAAGGAGTGTGCCTATGGCACTGACCGATCCACAGAAATTCAAAGAAGTCGCGGGAACGGAAGTGACAGCGCCGCGTGTTTCTAGCGGCGACTTCAAGTCCATTTACGAGACTTCTGATGGCCTCAATGTCCTCACTGTTTCCACTCAGGAAAACGGTTCTGGACGAAAGCGCCATCTTGTGCGGATCGACGTGAGCAAGTTGGCTAATAACCCGACGGAAGAAGCCAAGAAACAGACGTTTTCAATGTCTGTCTATTTGGTTGTCGACCGTCCGGCCGTTGCCGGCTATACCGTTGCGGAAGCGAAGAAACTGGTCGAAGGCCTTGTTGGCCTTCTTTCAGCTTCAACGTATTCCCTTACGGAAAAGGTCCTGGGTTCAGAGAGTTAATCTGGACCCATACCCTTTTGGGCACCTTGCATCATATTTTCTGATACAATTTGCTCATATCGCTGACAACCTCCTATTGAAAGGAGATTAGCTTGCGTGATGATAATCGTGGTTACGATTATAACCATGCTACATCCGGACACCAGTTCTTGGCTATTCTTATAGCTATAGTTCTGGTTTGTCTGGGTGGTCTTGCTCTGGCCCTGTTCGGTTTCGGTCTTTTGACCTGATCCGAACAAGCTTCAGTGTGGTAGGCTAAGGATAAGTACCCCCAATTAGGAGGACTTATGAAAAGCCTGATTTCACTCTGGAATATACTCGCTCAAGAAATGGCGAGTAGATGTAGCACTAGCACCACCATGGACATTGAAACTGTCCAAGGTCGATGTGAACACGAGGGTGTATCGTTTCTCACGATCACCCTTCCATCATTCTGTCGGGACTTTCAGTACTGTCTCGATCAGGGGATGGTTGTTCCCAAATCCTTCTCTTCCTTCCGGAAGAGTGGATCATGTCTCCCCTCATTTCTGAGAGGTTTCATGGAACAGGTGTTCCATCTTAGTAATGGTATCCTCATTGATGATCCCTCCATTGAATCGATTTATGCTATACGCCAGCTTACGCTGGTTTTTAGTAAAATCGAACTTCCTTGTACCCCCTCTAGGGAGCGCAAGGCGATGGCGGAGTACGTCAATTGTGATAAGGAGGTCAATAATAATGATTCCCGTCTTGAGAGTTCTGATTTTTCTGAACTCTCTCGTATGGGTTCATTGCTTTTTGGTTCTATATTCTCTTCTGTAGATAGAGATATCTACTCTGAGTCTATAGTCCCTAAGCATGGACCTGGTGCGACTGCGGAGAAACTTACCAGCAATGGCAAGTACTCTTCGTCGTACTGGACCGCCCGTCTCGAGAAAGTCTTCCATTTTGGAGACTTCCTCTCTCCTTCTCCGCGTTTTTCTACGGAGGATTGGAGCGACGGTATTGACATCCTGGAACCTGGTTCTGAGCTTCCCGCAAGGGTTGTCTCAGTTCCTAAGACGCAGAAGACACCACGGATCATCGCCATAGAGCCATCCTCTGTACAGTACGTACAGCAGGGATTGCTCGAAGCTGTGACCCGCGCTACCGACTCCGATGTTATCGGAGGGTTTATCAGTTCTCGGTCTCAACTCCCTAACCAGGAATTGGCCCGACAGGGTTCAGTATCTTCCCTGGCCACGCTAGATCTTAGCGAGGCGTCTGATCGTGTCTCCTTGCAGCATGTTAAGGCGATCACCTCAAGACACCCATTGATTTGGAGTGCTCTTACGGCTAGTCGTTCTACCCATGCTACTGTTCCTGGACATGGTGTCATACCATTGTCCAAGTTTGCGTCTATGGGTTCTGCTCTTTGCTTCCCAGTTGAGGCCATGGTCTTCCTGACTATGATCTTTCTCGGGATTGAGCAAGAGCGAGGATACCGTTTTTCCAAGAAGGAGGAATTTTCTTCCTATCTTGGCATGGTGCGAGTCTACGGGGACGACTTGATTGTCCCTGTAGAGTATGTGCATTCCGTGATGGATCGACTAGAGCACTTTGGTGCAAAGGTCAATCGTCACAAGTCTTTCTGGACCGGAAGGTTTAGAGAGTCTTGTGGAAAGGAGTACTACGCGGGACATGATGTTAGTGTTGTCAAGTTCCGACGTATGTTTCCTACATCACGGCAGTGTGTTGCAGAGACCATCTCGCTCGTTTCATTCCGCAACCAACTTTATCAGTTTGGTTGTTGGAATACGTGCGCTTGGTTGGATAAGAAGCTTCGGAATCTGCTTAAGCATTTTCCGTGCATCGAATCCAGTTCCTCTGCGTTGGGTCGTGTATCCTTTCTTGGTTATGTTTCTGAGAAAGAACACGAGCACTTGCATACGCCTTTGGTTAAGGCGTGTGTCGTGTCCTCGGTTTCACCCAAGGATTCCTTGGATGGCCCTGGGGCTCTGCTCAAGTACTTCCTTAAGCGTGGCGACTCACCTCGCTACGATGAGGGACACTTGGAACGCGCTGGGCGTCCGCGTATCGCCTACATCAAAACGCGGTGGGTAACCCCCTACTAAGGGGACCCCTGGACATTGTCATATTATTGACAATGGCGGCTTATTGCCGCCTGGGAGACTCGTTTGTCTCTTTGGACCAGAAATGGCTCCAAG